TAGAATTGACGTAACTGTCAACATTGCCGCCCCAGATGGATCTGGCATTGGTAGTGCTACAGGATATATCATCCGCCAAAAAGGTTCACACAAATACCTAGTTGGTGATGCTACTGGCGTCAATGATGGAAGTTTTGTGGTTGGGCAGGCTTATCAAATTTCCACAGTTGGAACAACTGACTGGACAGCAGCAGGCGCTCCTGGTAACTTTGGTGTAGGTACAATTTTCACAGCAACTTCTGTTGGGGGAGCAGGCAACGGTGCAGCATTCTCTGTTGGCGTTTGTGTGCTAGACGATGACACAACTCCAGCCGCTGGATTAATGGCCATTACATTTACAGTCACTGATTCTACTGCTACCACTATCTCTAAATTGACCAATAAGTTTTTGTTGGATTGGACCGGCGGTGCAACCTATGCTGCTGCAAGTGTTGTGGCTGACAAGCGTTATGCAACCAACTTCTTCACAGATGAAGGTACAGTTATTAAATCAGGTACTACTGGTGCAGCAAACTCTGGCACAGTACAAAGCGGACAACAAAATCTGCTTGACTTGGCCATTGTCGATAACGTTACTTCTTAATTGATTTAACCCCTAGATCCTCCTAGATAACTACTAGGAGGATTTTTTATGAGTAAAGCATTTGTTTGCGGCAACGGCGTCAGCCGAAAAGATATAGATCTGTCTAAGTTAACACTTAACGGGCCCATCTACGGCTGCAATGCAATGTATCGAGAGTTTGAACCAGACTGCTTGATTGCTACAGATCGCGCTATTTCTGAACAGATACAAAAGTCTGGCTACAGCAAAACTCATAGATTTTACACTCGTCGCCCACTGGCTGGGCTTGGTGCAGTTGCATTGCCAAAAAAATATTATGGCAACAGCTCAGGACCTAACGCTATTGCACTTGCAGCATTGGATGGGCACAAAACAATCTATCTACTGGGGTTTGATATGGGCCCAACTGTGAATACCAAGTTTAACAACATGTATGCTGGATCAGAATTTTACAAATCAATTGATGCTGCTCCTACTTACACAGGAAATTGGATTAAACAAATTTCTGCTATTGCTAACGATTTTCCTACAGCTACATTCATCAGAGTACTCGGGTCTACAACCGCCAAGATTGCAGATTTTGGCAAATTAAAAAACTTTCAACACATAACAATTGATGAATTTTGTAGTACAATGCTGTGAAGTTCTTTGTGTTTGGCAAAATTTTAACAAGCCAATCATGGTAAATATGTTTAGAGACTATATCCATGACACAACAAATAATTGATACTGGCGCACAACCCGATGACGGGCAAGGCGATCCGTTACGAACGGCTTTCAGTTATACCAACGATAACTTCACTGAAATCTACGCAGCTGGACCGGTAGGCAGCAATGTACGCATTGCCAATAATACCATAACCACTACTGTTATTAACAGTGATCTGGTATTGAGCCCGTCGGGTATTGGAAAAATTCAGGTCAATAATAATGTATTGCCCCGTTCGGACGATGTGTATGAACTTGGATCGTCAATTCAAAGATTCAATTCCATTTATTTGGGCACTGGTGGACTTAATTCTAACGGCATAATCACCACAACTGGCAATATCAGTGCCGGATATTTTATTGGTGATGGTAGCTTACTAACTGGTATCACAGCCAATGCTGGTAGCAAGTTGTCAAACGGCACCAGCAATATTAATATTCCATCATCAGGATCTAACATCTTAGTTTCAGTTTCTGGAACTGCAAATGTTGTAACTTTTTCTAACACTGGCGCATACATTCTTGGTGTAGTCAGTGCTACCGGTAATGTATCTGGCAATTACATTTTAGGTAACGGTGCGTTACTAACAGGACTCAACAATAATTACTCAAATGCCAATGTAACAACGTACTTGCCAACATATACAGGTAACTTGGTATCACTAACCGGTCCTGTTATTACTACAGGCAACATCACTGGCGGTAATATTGCTACTGGTAATTTGCGAGCTGGAAACATAACTTCTAACGGCATCATCAGTGCCACTGGCAATATTACTGGCAGTTACTTCATTGGTGATGGCAGTCAACTTACTAATTTACCAGCCAGCAATTATTCAAATGCCAATGTGGCAGCGTACTTGCCCATATACACAGGCAACTTGGTATCATTAACCGGTCCTGTTATTACTACAGGCAACATCACTGGAAGTAATTTACAAACTACCGGAATAATCAGTGCTACAGGTAATATCACTGGTGGCAATGTTGCTACTGGTAGAGTCAACGCTGGAAACGTCACTGTTAGTGGCCCTGTTTCTGCAACTGGAAACATCACTGGCAGCTACTTCATTGGTAATGGCAGCCAATTAACTGGTATTGTTACCAACTACTCAAATGCCAATGTGTCAGCGTACTTGCCCACATACACAGGCAACTTGGCATCACTAACTGGACCTGTTATCACCACAGCTAACGTTGTTGGTAGTAATATTTTGGCCAGTGGAGTAATATCGGCTGTTGGCAACATAACTGGTGGTAACGTTTCTACAGGTAGAGTCAATGCTGGCAACATTACAGTAAGTGGTCCTGTTTCTGCAACTGGCAATATCACTGGCAGCTACTTTATTGGTGATGGCAGTCAACTTACTAATTTACCAGCCAGCAATTATTCAAATGCCAATGTGGCAGCGTACTTGCCCACATACACAGGCAACTTGGTATCATTAACCGGTCCTGTTATCACTACAGATAATATCACCGGCGGTAACTTAAGAACAGCAGGAACAATTAGCGCAACTGGAAACATCACCGGCGGTAACATTGCTACTGGCAGAGTCAATGCTGGCAACATTACAGTAAGTGGTCCTGTTTCTGCAACTGGCAATATCACTGGCAGCTACTTTATTGGTGATGGCAGTCAACTAACAAACTTACCAGCTGGTAATTATTCAAATGCCAATGTAGCCAACTACCTGCCCACATACACAGGCAATTTGGTTTCGTTAACTGGTCCAGTTGTTACTACCAGCAACATCTCTGGTGCCAGCTTGTCTATTGTAGGCAATATCACTGGTGGTAACGTTGATACCGGCAGAGTTAATGCTGGCAATATCACTGTGAGTGGTCCCGTTTCTGCAACTGGAAACATTAACGGCAGCTACTTTATTGGTAACGGTAGTTTATTAACTGGGCTACCGGCCACATATTCAAATGCCAATGTAGCAACATATTTGCCAACCTACACGGGTAACTTAGTATCACTAGCCGGACCAATCATCACCACAGCTAATATCACTGGTGGTAATTTACAAACTGCTGGAAAAATCAGTGCAACTGGTAACATCACTAGCGGTAATGTTGATACTGGAAATGTCACTGCCGGCAATGTTAGTGCATCAGGCAATATACTTGGTGATTACTTCATTGGCGATGGTAGCTTATTAACCAACTTGCCGGTTGGCAATTATTCAAATGCCAATGTGACTGCTTACTTGCCCACATATACAGGCAACTTGGTATCGTTAGTTGGTCCAGTTATTACTACCAATAATATCACTGGTGGTAACTTAATAACTTCGGGTACAATTAGTGCAATAGGCAATCTTACCAGTGGCAATGTTGATACTGGTAGAGTTAATGCCGGTAATGTCACTGTAAGTGGTCCTGTTTCTGCTACTGGAAATATCACTGGCAGTTACTTTATTGGCGATGGTAGCTTATTGACCAACTTACCAGCTGGTAATTATTCAAATGCCAATGTCGCCTCATACTTGCCAACATATACTGGTAGTTTACCTTCGTTAACTGGCGTAGTTATAACAACTGCTAATGTGATTGGTGGAAATGTTAAAACTAGTGGATTAATTAGTGCTACTGGTAATATCACCGGCGGCAATGTTGACACTGGTAATGTTACTGCCGGCAATGTCAGTGCATTTGGTAATGTCATTGGTACTTACTTTATTGGTGATGGTAGTCAACTGACCAATCTTCCAGCTGGTAATTATTCAAATGCTAATGTAGCCAACTACCTGCCAACATACACTGGCAACTTGGTTTCGTTAACTGGTCCAGTTGTAACTACGGCCAATGTAACTGGTGGTAACTTAAGAACAGCAGGTTCAATAACTGCCACAGGCAATATAACTGGTAATAATATTAATACCAATAATGTTGTTGCTAACGCTGTTTTGTCAGCTGGTATAATTTCAACTGCTGGAAATGTTGTTGGTAACAATCTCATCGGCTTGCAAGTACTTGGAACTACCGTAACAGCTTCTTCTACCATTACTGGTGGGAGTTTACAAACAGCAGGAACAATTAGCGCCACTGGCAATATAACTGGTGGTAACTTTAATGCCCCGGGTGGTACCTTTGCCGGTTACATTGTTAGTGTGAATGGCACAGTTACCGGCGGCAATTTAACCACACTTGGAATCATATCAGCATTTGGTAATATCACCGGCGGCAATATGGATACAGGTAACATCCATGCTGGTAACGTAATTTCAAATGCTGTCATAACAGCCATTGGTAACATTTATACCGATCAATATTTCATTGGTAACGGTAAATTCATAACAGGATTAGACACGTACAGTAATGCCAACGTGGCTGCATTTTTGCCCACATACACTGGTAACTTGGTATCACTGACAGGACCTGTAATCACAACAGCCAATATTGTTGGTGCCAATATCACTGCCAGCGGCGTGATATCCGCTGCTGGAACCATAACATCTGCTGCCAATATTACTGGTAGCAATCTAAGAACATCAGGATCAATTACTGCTACTGGAAACGTAACTGCTGGTAATTTGATCACCAGCGGCCTGGCAGCTATAACTGGCAATGTCACTGGCGGTAATGTATTCACTGCTGGTCAGGTATCAGCAACTGGCAATGTCACTGGCAGCAACATCCGTGCATCAGGCACCATTAGTGCATCAGGCGGTATCACAACTGACGGCAATCTCACATTAGGAAACTCTGGCAAGATAAATTTTGGCACAACTGGATCAAACATTTATTTGGTCAATTTGAGTCCAACCACGCTGTTGATCAATGCTGAAAAAGTAGATTTCACTGGCAGTGATGTAACAGCAGCCAATATCACTGGCGGCAATGTTAATGCTCCTAACAATCTCATTGCCGGCAATGTGTTGGCCAATGGCGTAATTTCAACTACTGGCAACATATATGCTTCAAATCTTCAACTGTCTGGTTCTTTTGCAGTAGCAAGTTTAAACACTACTGGCAATGTGAATGCTGGTAATTTAAGAACTACTGGACAAGTAACTGCTACAGGTAATGTGATTGGCGGTAACATCTTCACTAATGGACTTGTTTCGGCAACTGGAAATATTACAGGCAATTATTTCATTGGTAACGGCGCACTGATCACAGGTATTGTTGTATCTGGTGGTACGTCAATTGATAATGGCAATTCAAATGTTTCAGTTGGTGCAGCCAATTCTAACGTTACCGTTTCTGTTAGTGCAGTCAGCAATGTGGCAGTATTTTCGCCTGCTGGTGTTAGTGTACTTGGCAATGTTGCTGGCACTTTCTTGTTGGGCAATGGTGCATTTATTACTGGAGTGGCATCAGCAGGTACAGCAACAAGTGTGGCCAATGGAACTAGTAACATAAACATTCCCGCAATCAATGGCAACGTAGTGGTTGCTGTGGCCGGCACTAGTAATTCCGCAGTATTTTCCACATTTGGTCTCAGCTTACTTGGCAACGTAAGCGGCAATTATATTTTTGGTAACGGAGCATTCTTAACTGGATTGCCAGCTTCGTACGGCAATGCCAACGTAGCCGCTTACCTGCCAACTTACACCGGCAGCATGCCAAGTATGACTGGGTTGGTTTCGACCACAGGCAATGTTTCTGCTGGCGAGTACGTGTTTGGTAATGGTGTATTCTTAACTGGTCTACCAGTAGGATATAGCAATGCTAATGTTGCCAATTACTTGCCAATCTACTCTGGTAACTTACCAAGTTTAACTGGGTTGGTTTCAACCACAGGCAATGTTTCTGGTAATTATATCTTAGGTAATGGTGCCTTGTTAACTGGTGTGATTACATCAGTTGCTAATATCAACAACGGTACGTCAAATATCAATATTGCTACCTCGGGTGGTAACATCACAGTTGGCGTTGGTGGCACATCAAATGTAGTAGTGTTTGCTACGTCAGGTGAATATGTAACTGGTTTGTTAAGTGTAAGTGGCAATATTATAGGTGGGAATTTACTAACCAATGGATTAATTAGTGCCACTGCTAACATAACCGGTGGCAATGTTTTAACTGCTGGATTGATCAGTTCAACTGGTAACATAACAGGTGGTAATTTACTAACCAATGGTTTGATCAGTTCAACAGGTAATATTGTAGCATCAAACTTTGTTGGTAATTTAATCCCACCGCCAGGGGGTGTAGTAAGTACCACTGGAAATATTTTTGGCGGTAATATTTTAACAGATGGCCAAGTGTCAGCTGTTGGTAATATAACAGGCAACTACTTCATTGGTAACGGCAGCCAATTAACTGGTGTAACAGCTTCTAGTGTAAATGCCAATGCGTTGGTTGGCAATACATTAAGTTCAAATGTCTTGTACTCAAGTTTAACTTCAGTTGGCACACTTGGAAATTTAAGCGTTACTGGCAACATAGATGCAGGCAACTTACGAACAGCTGGACTTGTATCAGCAACCGCCAATGTAACTGGTGGCAATATCTTAACTGCTGGATTGATCTCTGCAACCGGTAATGTAGATGCTGGTAATGTTTTAACAAGTGGACTGGTATCAGCTACTGCAAATGTAACTGGTGGTAATGTTTTAACAAGTGGACTGGTTAGTGCAACTGCCAATGTAACTGGTGGTAATGTTTTAACAAGTGGACTGGTATCAGCCACTGCTAATGTAACTGGTGGTAATGTTCTAACTGCTGGGTTGATCTCTGCAACTGGTAATGTAGATGCTGGCAATTTGGTTACCGGTGGTAAACTTAATATTGTTGGCACGGTAATTGGAAATTTAATTCCTGATGCAGATCAAGTTTATGATTTAGGTGGACCAGGAGCTGCATGGAAAGATTTGTATCTGTCTGGAAACAGTCTAGTAATTGGCGGGCAGAAAATAACTTCCAATGCTACTAGTTTAGCACTCAGCAACACCACAACATCTGGTAATTTTTTTGCATCAGGAACAATATCGGCTACAGGTAATGTTATTGCTGGTAATATAAGAACAGCTGGATTAATAACTGCAACCGGTAACATAACCGGCGGAAATATTTTAACTGCTGGGCTAATATCTGCTACCGGCAATGTAATCAGCGGTAATATCAACACCAGTGGACTAGTCACTGCCACAGGTAACGTTGACGCTGGTAATATTTTAACTGCTGGCTTGATAAGTGCAACTGGTAATATACTTGGTAACAATATCTTTACTAGTGGGTTTGCCAGCGTAATTGGCAATGTTATTACCTCCAACGTAAATGCCAGCTCAATCAGACCAGCGTCTGGCGAGTTAACAATTACTACTGCCACTGGCAATTTAAATCTGCAACCAGCAGGCAACATTGTTCTGGCCAACACATACATCAATAGTGTAGCTTATCCACAACAAGATACTGACGCTGCTACTAAATTGTATGTTGACAACATGGTGTCAACCGCATTGACATTTCACCAGGCAGTATACGCAGCCACAGCAAATACCTTGGCTAATACCACTAGTGGTTCAATTACCTACACACAACCTAATGGCGTAGCAAATGGTGTTGGTGCTACATTGGCCACAACTGGCTCATTTAACTTGATTGACACTGCTAATGTTCAAACTATTGGCACACGTATTTTGGTTAAAAACGAAACCAATGCAACGTTTAATGGTGTATACACATGGGCTAATGCTACTAATATTGTGCGTTCAGCAGATGCTGATGAATATGGACCAAATAGTGCAGAACAAATCAGTATCAATGATTACTTCTTTGTTCAGAATGGCACAACAAATGGTGGGTCAGCTTATGTGGTAGATGCTCCTTCAGGTACTATTACATTTGGCTCTAGCAATATTGCATTTGCACAATTCAGTCAAGCATCAATTTATACTGCTAACACTTCTGCTGGATTGAGCCTAATAGGAAGTCAGTTTAACGCTAAAGTTGACAATGATACCACAGCATTTGACGCTGGTGGCAATATCATTGTCAAGGCTGGTGCAAATCTAACTACACCTAACATTGGAGCCGCAACTGGTACCAGTTTAAGTTTGGTTGGTAATGCAATCAGTGGCAATGTGCTAACTGGTGGGGCGATATCATCAACTGGCAATATCACTAGTGGTAACATAACCACAGCCGGTGCTATTACAGCAACCGGTAATATCACTGGCAATTACTTCATTGGTAATGGTAGCCAACTTACTGGAGTAATTGCATCTGGTGGAGTTGGCAATACCATAACACTGGGTACACCTACTGACAGTAATTTGGTTGCCAATGGCGCCTATCAAGGGTGGACTACTGGTACGTTTGTAACTGATGGTCTAGATGACTTAAATCAAGTGGCATTTAACATTGCCAACAGCACTTATGTTGGCAACACATATATCACTGCCAATGTGTATTCTGGGCCAAGTCCACTATCTGTATCATTTACCGGACGGTACATCGGAAACCCCAACAGCTATTTGTGGCAGTTTGGTGACGGCACAGCCAACGTAACCACAGCCAATGCCATCCATACATTCTCAAATGCATTAGGCGGCACATTTACGGTGTTATTCACAGCCTTCAACACCAATGGTACATTTAACGGCAATGTTGCCAACGGAGCCAAAGGATCAACCAGTACTGCAAGCATTTCGAACATTGTGTTGTACACACCAAGTCCAATACCATCATTCACGCTCAGCAGTAACAGCTTCAACTCTGGCAATAGTGTCACAGTAACCAACACCAGTCAGTATGTGACTTGGTATGATTTGAGTTTTGGTGATGGCACATCCAATTTTGCTGCTGGTCCAGGATTGGGTAACACTTCGTTCACCACAGTAAATCACACATACAACTCTGCCGCAGCCAACACTGACAGTTTGTACAGCGTAATCTTAAGTGGTACCAGTAATACAGCGGGTCCTAGTAATGTAGTAGTAGTATCATCGGCTAGCAATGTTAAATCTTATTCGTCACAAGACAGCAACGTATTTGTTACTGCCAATGTGATTACTGTGATCAACGGTCTTGGCGTAGTGAGTTTTAGAAATGATTCAACCGGCACACCAGGCAACACAGCAAGTTTTGGAAGTCAACAGTTGTATAACTACAACTATGGCGATGGTAACGTTGCCAACATTAACGTTGGCACAGGCATTGCTGGCAATCCATCTGCTGCCAATGTGACAAATACATTTGTATTGTCGGGCGCAAATCAAGCAGCCAATGCATACCAACAGTTCACAGCCAACTTGTTCTTGTACACTGGCTACAGCACAAGTCCAGCCAAGTCAAGCAACATCACAATCAGTGTAAATCCGCAAGTTCGTGCCAACTTTATTGGCGCTACTGCAAACACCACTACCGATGCCACTGCCAACACTGGCAATGCCAGAGTGGGTTATATCTACACTGACTACACCGGTAATGACCGCGCACAATTCACATTCCAAAACACCAGTCAAAACAGTAACTTGGCCAACTGGTCTTGGGGCGACAGCACATTCAGTAACGGTGTGAGCAACGTAGGCAATACCCTGCACACTTATACTTCAACTGGTGCTAAGACTGTGGCGTTAACTGCCAATGGCACACCAAATGGTATTTCTAGTGCTGCTCAAAGCAATACATTAAGCAACATAGGTTATATCTTTATTGCAACCAACCCAACCGCACCGACCAATTTAAGTGGCTTCTCCAATTTGGCCATTGCCAACACCAGCGAAGGTACCAGTCCATTGTTGGCAGCAGGTGCAAGAGATGCTTCGGGCGGCAATATTGTTGCCAACGGAGCAAGCGTAACACGTTTTGCTGCCACAACTACAATTGCCACAGCAGCCAATATTGTGAATGCCAACACAGCTACAACTGGTACGCTGAGTGCGTATGTTAACAATAATATTTCTGGTAACGTAACATTTACCACCAACGGTAACACAGTAGGATCCAATGCTGCACTAGTCATAAGTGCTGATAGAGATCTACATGTGGCCAATGCTGCTGTGCCCAGCTACTTCTACAAAGTGTTTAACGCCAACATCAGTTGTGCTCTCAGCAGTCTTGGCACAGGTTACAACAACTATAAACTGGTACACACAGTATCTGGCAACACCAACTACGTGGGATTTGTCAAAGACAATTTAAACACAGCACCAAGTTTGGTTACTGGAAACATAGCCATAGTAGAAGGCACAGCAGGAACCTATAGATACATTTCTGGCATTCCTTATTACAACACCGGTTCGCCTACTGTGACCATTGCTAATTTGGCAGTGGCAAACTTGTCTGGGCAGACTTTTAGAAGTGCTGATCCGTTTGTGTTGGCCAGTGGAACAGTATCTGAAGGAACAGGTGCGTTAGTATCTGCAACACAAACCAAATCACTTAGTACCATTAACAATTCTGGCAGCAGTTTCTTGACAAGCGCAAACTTAAATGCCAACGTAGGTACTGCTTCAAATTACACACTTGGCAATATCACAGCCAATTTGACAGGTGCCAACAATGTTGTGGCTACTTTACAAGCCAACATATTCAATGTGATAGGAACCAGTGCCACAGTTCAATTGCCTG